GTAAAGCTTGGCTTTCCTTTATTGTTAACCACTACAAACTACCATGTGTCAACCACGTCCACGTCCAAAACACCACAGCTATTCGATGGCTTAAGTGGTGTGGTGCTGAGTTCTCCGATGACGACTTCACCGACTTCCTTTCATTCCAAATCAATCCCTCATTCTCTAAATAACAATTATGTGTGAACCTATCTCGATGGCTATGGGTGCTGCCAGTGCTATCTCCTCCTTCGCTGGGCAACAAGCTGCGGCAAGCGCCCAAGAAAAAGCTCAAGCGCAAGCCTCTGCTGCTGAACAAGTTAGAGCGCAACGTGCTAATACCGCTATACAGGTAAGAGCCGGACAGGAAAACATCGCAAGGTCACAACGAAAAGAAGCCGCTCAACTCCAAACTATGGAAGCTAAGTCGCGTGCTAGGCTTGTTGCATTAACTGAAGCAGGTGTAGGCGGACGTTCCTTAGACCAGATCCTAGGAGCGATGACAGCAAAGAGTGGGCGATACAGCGCGTCCGAGGAACGACAGAGAAAACTACAAGCACAGCAGACGGCCTTTGAGATGGAAGAAGGAGCAATACGATCACGAATGAACCAGCTTAGAATCAACCAGCCAATCAAACAAGCTAGCCTGTTGGAATCAGGGTTACAAGGAGTGCAAACAGGTCTTTCTACATTTCAACTTCTACCCGCAAAAACTAAGTCAGATAACTAATGACAACTGAAGAACTTAAAAAAGCTTTATCTCAACAAACACGAGAGATTGTTAATGTAAACGTAGGCCAAGTTCCATTACAGCCAACCGTAACTAGGGGTGGTCAGTATAACGTAGTCACGGCTCCTACACCTAAACAGAACTCTCTAACTCGTTTAGCAACAGCTTTAAATCAATTACCACAAATTGCAGGGCAGTTTAAAAACATCCGACAAAAAGCTGGTGTTGAAAAGGTCCAAGCGATGGACCCGCAGGAGATTAAAGATGAGTTAGCACGTCGCGCCGAGGCTGGTGATCAAGAGTCCAAGAATTTTCTATTTGACTGGGGACACCAAGAAGCGGTCGATAAAGCTCTTTACAACCAGTTGTTTAAGTCTGAGATCCAACCCGCGTTAGATAGATTAGAACAAGATTTTAAAAACTCCAGCTTACAGGAGATTAACAAACAGCTTACAAAAGATGGAAAGATTGACACAGACGAGAACATTCAACAGCGTTTAGTCGATGCTTATAAAGCTGCTATCCCCGAGGAGATTAACGAAATGGTTAAGAATTTTCCAAACCAAGTGTCTCTTCACAATCAACTGTTACTTCAGTTACCGGCCTTTGCCTCAAGAACCCATGCCCAGCTAGTTGAAAAACGACAGAAGTTTCTGAACGACAGCATGTATCAAAACATTGGTTCAAGCTTATCAGGATTGCGCGATATGCCTACAGCACAAGTCGCAGCGCCGGGAGACAACGTAGAGATCACTGGAGAGTTTGGAATGTTACCTCCACTCGCAGGAGACCCTTTCCGAGAGCGTAGTGAGGAAGATGAGCCGGTCCTTTCACCTCAGACTGTGCAAAGCAACATCTCAATATACTCGCCACAAAAAGGAGGAAAACTTAAGAAGATGGAAGGAGGCTACGCCTCGTCACGCCCCGGAGCTGACGGAAAGAGTATCGTAAGAACTTTAGAAGATTTTCGAAAAGACCCAGAGAATACGGTAGTAACAGTCGCGGGTAACCCTGAGTTCTATGGTCGTCGTTATGTTGTTGAAAGTATGACGTATGAGACCAAAGACGGAACGCAGCATACGCTTACTAATGTTCCTGTTATGGTTCACGATACCGGCTCCGCGTTTGAAGATGCTCCCGAAGGACGCTTTGACATACCGGTAGATAAGGACTCCAACAACGCAATGATGGCGAAAAACGATGCGCTGTTGAAAGGCATCTCATTTATTCGCGATCAAGACAAGGAGACAGAAAAACCAGAACTGGTCACAAAAACCGCTAGTCAAGTAGTTAAACAAGGGAGTAACGATTATCAGCACAAACTAAAAAGCCGTGCTGAACAGATGTCTGTGTTAATTAACAACACGCAAAACAACGCGCTTCGGGATGCAGGGACCAACGTCGATCAAAGTAAAATTAAAAACCAAGTAATAGCAGACACGACCCGAGAACTGTTATTGTCAGTCAGTGACGGGAATCTTGAAGAGGTAGGGGAGTTTGTTGATCTCGCTAAAAAAGGTTTAATAACAATAGGAGGAATCCCTTACGACGCGGGAATGCTGACATCCGTAACAAAAGCGATAGACAGTAAACAAGAGGATCTCGACCGTCAAGAAGACAGAGACAAAGATAAGATAGGCGAAGACCAAGCGGAAGAACTGCTAAAGAATATTGCGGGTTTGCGAGGTTCTTCAGACACAATGGGACCGGGAGAGTATAAGAAATCTTTGGATGACCTTGAAAAACAAACATCTCAATTAAGAAGTAGAGGCGAACTAGGGCAAGCCGCTTACAATAATGTTATATCAGAGATAAACAGATCTCGCGAAGGTGACCTTAAAACTAGCGACGAATGGGCCAAACCAGGCTTTAGAACAAACATTCACAACGCTTTTCACGCTGATGCAGGAGAGATTTATCTTGGGCGTAAGTTTATGGATGTTGCGGAATCACTCGGTAACTCAATGGAACCATTTAAGAAAGTCGATGCCTTTAATATCTCTAACCCTAATAGCAGAGAGATTCTACTGGACATCATGCAAGGTGCAGACCGGATGGCTTTTGATAGCGCAAGAACGGCAACCTTAAACCAGATTGTCCCTCAGTTTGAACAACGAGGATTAACAGAACCAATGAACTTCCAAGTCCCCGTCGAAGGAGATTTAGAAGGACCACCAGAACCTATACGTGATCTGTATCGTCGGCTGTTTGAAGCTAACTATAAAACCTCCGTCCAGTCAGTTTATTCTAAATTAAAAGGATCTCTGGAGGCACGCGCTGCCAACCAAGCTCAAGCCCTTGAAACATCAGTGTCCACTGCGTTAGAGGAAGGGGAACCAATAGAAGGTTTATCTGAAGAGGCAAGCAGGCAGATGAGATACGACGATGCCGCCAAAGCCGTAGAGGAACGTTTAGGAGGGACCGATTTGCTTGATGAGAAAGGGAAACTTCAAATCAGAAACCGAGAACTACCAACTTACTATCTACGTAAACTTGTTAAGACGTTTACGCCGGAAGATGACTTAGAACAAAATAGCGAACGAATGCAAGTTATCGTGGAGAGAAACACACTTGAGCAACGCCAAGCTGCTTTTCGGATGGCTAACACGAAGATCGAAGAGAATGATTTTGGTTTTTTGAAACACAACGCAAAGAAACTAACAGACAAACTCAGAAGCGGAGATACGTCAGGGTATTCTAAATCTTTAAACGAATTTACAAACATATTTAAATACACTGGTCTATCTATGAAGATCCACGGTAATGAAGGAATATTTGAAGACCCAATACTAGACCCTAAAACAGGACGTAAAAAAGGAGACCTAGGATTATTGGATAACGTCAAACCTAAATGGCAAGCTGAACGCTTGAACTTAAACTGGAATGAGCGTTACAAAAAAGAAGAGACCGCTAAAACACATGTCTACAATTTAGAAGCAATAATTAGCTGGCAGAAAGGCACCGGAACGTATGCAAAAACAAACATGGAGATCCTTTATAACACTTACTTTAAAGATAACGACGCTGTGTCCTTAGAACAATTCGCTAACTACCAGCTTGCACTTGGTCGTAAATTAAAATTCATTCCAGAACTTACTGAAGATAAATAATTATGAGTCTATTTCCCCGTCAAACACTGACCTCCTCTCTTCCTTTTGCTGCCCCAGCGTTTGGTAGTCGTAAACTTAACGACCCAGACTATGAGCATTTAGACATCGCAGATCCAAGTGAAGAAGAAGATGTAGGGTTTTTTGAAGACATTGGCACAGGTGTGTTATCTGGTTTAGAAGGGTTTGGCCGCTCAATGATAGGAGTAGCTGACATGGTGCTTGGAGACGCGTTACCGGAAGAGTGGGAAAAACGAACCCTAGAACGACCTAAAGGATTAGCGGGTGGACTTGCCGAGGGTTTTACTCAGTTCGCGGCGGGTTTGATTCCGGGGCTTGGAGCGGTAGGTGCTGTAAGTAAATTAGGACGAGCAGCAACTGCAATTAAATTTGGAGAGAAGACAACTAAACTTGCTAAGGGATACACGGCAGGAGCTATCGCTGACTTTGTGGCTTTTGATGGACATGAAGAACGTCTTAGTGACCTCTTAGCGGACCACACGGAGTTTCTTAAACCAGTAACAGAATACCTTCAATCCGATCAAAGCGACTCTGAGTTCGAAGGACGGATGAAGAATGTTATTGAAGGCAGTCTTGTTGGCGGTGCAATTACTGGGTTAATCTCCGGCACCAAACTGTTAAAAGCTATGAAGAACTTTGACGGGTCACCAGTAGCTAAAGCAAACCTTGAGAACGCTAAAGCAGCGATTGAGGAAGAACAAATTGCGGCGGGAAATTATACTCGACAAGGTTTAGAACAAGCGAAACGTGTTGAAGAGCTTGTCAAGGAATCCGACCCGGAAGAGTTAGTTAAAGAAGTCCCAGGAAATCCAGTAAAGGAAGACCCGGTAAAGGCCGCAAAGAAAACTTTTGAAGAACCCATATCTCCAGAAGCCCCGAGAGACGCAGCTAAAAGCGCGGACTTGCCCGAAAGCATAAGCGGTCCCGCAGCTATCTACGCGAACTCCCGTATAACATCAGCGTTAATGGGTGCAGATACGGCAGAAGAATTAGACGATATGTTCAAAAGCTTTGTGCCTGAGTTAATGGCTAAGGAGAAGAGGACAACCGAAAAGATTGCGGCGGAGATGTTACAACGCACCCGTGTCATGGGAATGGATACTACTCCTATTGAAACCTTTATTAAGTCAGGAGGTTTAGACAGACCCGGATCAGCACAAGACTTCGTAAGAATTAACATAGAACAACAACTTGCGTTTGCAGGTGTCAAAGTAGTTAACGAGCAACTGGATCTTCTTAGTCAAAGTTACGTAAAACTACAGGCTGATGGCGCAACCCGATTGGAGCTTGATGAAATGAAACTTAAGATTGTCCAAGCGGAGAACCGACACAAACGCTACACTCTTAAACACGCGACAATCGGAACCGGAGCGTCTGATCTAATGAGATCCCGACAAGGTAAAAACATTGTAGACCTACAAAACAGATTGGATGTCGATAAGTTAGTGGACGAAGCGAACACGTTGGACGACTCACAGTATCTTGCCACTGAGATGAGTAACACTCGATTGAAAGCCACAGACGAGGCCGCAAGCGACATACTAGACGACACCGACGATATTCTTGACCCTGAGACAGTTAAACCGTCAAAAGACAAGCAGGAGAAAATAGCAGATAAAAGACAACAGGAGATCGAACGCTTAGAGAAACAACTAGAAGCAAGACGTAAGCGCACAGCTAGAATTAACGACATGGATCCAGATGAAATCAGGAACATGACGGACGAACAAAAAGCAAAGCTTGACGAAGACCCTGAGATTTTAGCTCTTAAAGAAAAGATTTCTTACCACGACGAAGCCCTTCGTGACGAACAGTCTATTATAAGTCTACGCGAAGAGGAACACTATGTGGATACCCTTAGTAACGCTGATTACAAGAAACGCGTGAACGAGCGGAAGGCCCAATTAGACCGCACTAAGAAGTTCAGAGACGAGTTAAAACCCGGAAAAGCTAACTCCGCAGTCAAACAGCTACAGGCTTTAGTTAAAAGCAAAGGACAACGGAAACTTAAACTTGCAGACGCGCAGGAGTTACTGGATGAGACACGTCGTAAGCTTCTGAACGGAGATGAGGCTTCTAAAACAAAACCTCTTCCTGATGACATTAAAACTGATCCCGAACTCAAAGTTATTCTTGATAAGATTAAATCTAATCGGGACATGTTAAAAGAAGAGAATGACATCCAAGATTTAATCAAGGATTTCCAAGCTCTATCAAAACTCACTGACAGACAGTTTGTTAACATGCAAGCTCTGCAAAAGAACCGGAACTCTCTGCTAAAACAAACAAAAAAGACTAGGCTACAAGAATTAAGAAAGCAGCGGAAAGAATACATTGAGAAACGCAAAGAGGCTATGGCTGTTACTGGGCGTGGTTTCACAACTAAAAAGAACTTTGATAAGTGGCTTAAGTCTAGGTTTGGTAACATGGAAAAAGGTTTCGACACTTACATTAAACGTCGCTTGTTTGCGATTGAGAACGAAACTGGAGTAGACCAACTTCAAATCGCAAAGAAGATCTCAGAGATGAGTCTGTATGATAAGTTCACTAACTTTGGTGTTAGGTTGTTTCAGTCCAACTTACTATCAGGACCAGCCACAGTAACACTAAACGTTGCTATGCCTTTAGCTGTGCGTTTTCTTAAACGAGCCGAGCGGATTGTTGGGTCTGGAATAGGATCATTAAGAGGTGACGCAGCGCAGCAGCAGGTCTTTAAAGAATCCTTAAAGTTTCACACCGATATGGAAGATGTCGCAAGGGCATGGGCTGTAGGAACCAAAGGAGCTAGCACACGTACTGACGCTTTCACAGGAGGAAAGAATCCTTTCAATGAAGGCAATGATGTTTTGATTGATGCTGCTGACCCGCGGGTGCTTGGAATGGAACAAGATAGCGCACCTGGTAAAGTTATGGGATGGTTTAACTGGGCTATGAACCTTCCGTTTGCACTTAACGCCGGTGGTGACTCGATGAACAAAGCCCTAGCAGGTTACACACGTTTAAGACAACAACTACGAAGTCACGCTTATACAGATAAAAACTGGGTTAACAAACCGGTCGATGCGAAAGAAGCGTGGATTAAGAAATCACTTGATCAGGCTATTAACAAAGATGGATCCCTTTACACTGAAAGCCGCATTCTTAAAGACTTCTCAAAACAAGCACGGGAAAACATCTTGAACGCACCCAATAGCCGCGAACTGATGCAAGATGACTTGGGGTTTGCTAACGAATTCGCAAGCGTAACAAGACAGAATAGAGACAGACTAATTGAAGATCAAGACGTTCTTAGGGCGATTGAGGAAACAAAAGAATACGTAAGGGAAGTAACATTTACTAAAGTAGATCAGGGTGAGATTGTTGGCATGGTTAATAGGATGCGACAGAAATTTGCTCCCCTTAACTTAATCCTTCCGTTTGTTAACACACCCGCACAGATTCTTTCTTTTGGATTAAAACGAACACCGATGGGGTTTGCTTACGATCAGATTGCGCCGCGGATTACTGGCAAAGCTAAAATGAGACGCGCAGAATACGACGCAATGAACCCAATGCAGAAAGCAGAATACAGCGGGCGCATGGCGACAGCAACAGCAGGGTCAGCCGCACTCTTCTACTTTGCGTATCTTAACCGTGATCGGATAACCGGAAGTGGTCCTAGAAACCCAGATGAAGTCAAAGCTCTTAGAGCCACCGGATGGCAACCTAACTCGTTTGTTATGGGAGATGAAGATAATCCGACCTACGTTAGTTACCAACGTCTTGACCCATTTGCAACAATGATCGGAATCGCAGCAGACGTAGCTGACTATATGTCGATGAATCCAGAAATGGAACCCGAAAGCTCAGAGGCGGTATCCGCTTTGATGTTCACGGTAGCTGAAAGTATCACTGATAAATCGTTTCTTCGTGGATTTAACAACGCTTTGAACTTTGTGCAGCAACCTGAGATCTACGGGCCTAAGACGTTACGAGATATTGGAAGTGGATTAGCGGTTCCTATGTTTGTTAACCAAGTAAAAGACATCGGAGAAAGTGAAGTCCTTATCAGAGAGTCACGCAGTTTAACAGATGCTATATTACGTAAAATGCCGTTTACCGATGAAATGATCCCGCCTAAACGCACATTCCTTGGTGAAGCTATCTACAAACAAAACCCCCTAGGACTCCTCGGGGTAATGAACCCTGTGTATATCTCAAGCACAAGAAACGATATTGTAGACAAAACCATTCAAGAATTAGTCCACGGGTTTGGAATGCCTTCGCATAATTTTACTAATAACGACGAAACTAACATGCGTGAATTCTATAACGTAGAAGGAAGACAAGCCTACGACCGTTACTTAGAGCTAACATCAACTACTGAGATTGAAGGACGAAACCTGAGAGGTGCTTTAAAAGGTCTTATAAAATCACGCGGGTTTAAGAACTTAACTCAAGCGATTGAACAGCAAGGAGGCGTAGGACAACTTGAAGAGCAAGATCCTAGAGTTAAAGTGATTAACAGAGTGTTGAGCGCGTATCGTGCAAAAGCAAAAAGAGAAATGATTGGAGAGTTTCCTGAGCTTCTTAAAACAATTCAAGACATCAACTTAAAGAAACAACAACTTAGAAACCCTATCCCAACCTTATAAAACACCATGCCTGACACAAGTGGACTATCATTCTACGAAACCGACGACCCAACAAGTAAATCAATTACCTATGGTTTTGACGTATTAAGCGCCGATGACATTACTGTTATTGCGATTGCTTCAAACGGAGCCAGAACTGTTTTAACAGTAGAAAGCGGGGACGGATACGGATACACGGTCAACCTCACTACCCAGACTGTTACTTATACAGGAGCATCGTGGGACAGTCACCCGTTGATCTATCCTTCTAGCTCAGTGCGTGTCTATCGGACCACCTCAGTTATACCTGCGATTGACTTTAAGTCAGGCGCTGTGTTAAGTGAAAGTGATCTCGATACTGCCTATAAGCAAGGTCTCTTTGCCGCACAGGAGATGACCGAGGACGCAGCCGACACGAACGCTGGTCTTCAAAGTGTAACATCAGGTGTTATTGCAGCCGGTGCTGTAACCGCTCCTAAAATTGCAACAAACTCAATCTCAGAAGACCGCATAATTAACAGCGCAGTCACTAACGCAAAGATTGCAGACAATGCTGTTAACGCCGCTAAGATCCAGAACGGCACAGTAGGATCAGTTGAGCTAGCGACTGGTTGTGTTATAGAAAGCAAAATCGGCAACCTAGCTGTAACGGAGACTAAAATAGGCGATCAAGCGGTAACACAAAACAAGGTGACTAAAGCCACCAAAGCTAACATGGAAGCCCAAAGCGGTAGCTATGGTGTAGTCACACCTGACGTTCTTAAACACAGTCCGTTTTCTCCAAAGTGTTATGGAACAGTAGCTTATAGCTCAGGGTCCGCAACCTTAGCTGCCGGTTCGTATAATGTTGCGTCAGCGTCACAATCCGGGGATCAAAGAACAATTACGTTCACAGACGGTATGTTCGATACTAATTATGTAGTGCTTGCTAACATGGTGACTAGTGGATCTATGGGTGACAATCACTCTGTAACAGTTATGTCTAAAACAACCGCCGGGTTTACGATAGAATCGCAAGCTAACGTAGCATCGACTACTAGTATTAACTTCATCGTCTTCGGAAGCACCTTTGCATAACACAAGACATGAACTCCTCAGTCAATACACCCTTAGTAGGTATCACCGGATTGATTGCAAACATAACACTCGAACAAGTTAACACCACTGTGGCTATTGCGGTAGGACTCTCGACGTTGATCTATATGTTAATAAAGATCAGACACCTCTTAAAGAATAAACAGAAATGAGCGACGAAAAACGAAGCATAAAGATGGAGGGATTACAAGACCTTCTCATTGATACATTCATCGACCAAATCAAGAATGGCGAACCTGCTCCTGCCTTGTTAAACGCTGCACGTCAGTTACTTAAGGACAATAACATCACAGCCAGTATCACTAAGGACTCACCCTTGGAAGCACTTGTAAATTTACTTCCCTTCGAAGATCCGACTGATAAGGTTGTTAATGAATGAGTGATCTTCCACCACAGCTTAAGGACTTCCGTAACTTCCTTTGGATGACATGGAACCACCTTACGCTACCCGCACCCACCCCTATCCAATACGAGATAGCCGAGTGGATGCAAAACGGTCCACGACGAGGTGTTATCCAAGGGTTCCGAGGTGTCGGTAAGTCATGGATCTGTTCTGCCTTTGTAGTCCACCAGCTACTCCTAGACCCACAAAAGAACATCCTTGTTGTCTCGGCATCCAAGAACCGCGCTGATGACTTCTCCACGTTCACCCTTAGGTTGATCCACGAGATGCCCGTGTTGGCTCACCTGATGCCTGGGGACAAACAACGCTTCTCTAAGATCTCCTTTGATGTCGGACCAGCCCAAGCATCACACGCTCCCTCGGTCAAGTCCCTTGGTATAACATCTCAGCTTACCGGTAGCCGTGCGGACATCATTGTTGCTGATGACGTAGAAGTCCCTAACAACTCAGCCACCCAGTCGATGCGTGACAAGCTCTCAGAGCAAGTCAAGGAGTTCGAAGCTATCCTTAAGCCCGAGGACAACAGCCGCATCCTTTTCCTTGGGACACCCCAGTGTGAGGACAGTATCTATAACAAGATGCTTGAGCGTGACTACGAGATGCGCGTGTGGCCCGCAAAGAAGGTAACAAAAGATAAGTCCGAAAAGATCTACAAGGGAAGCATAGCTGACTCCTGTATCGATGACGATAACGTAGGGGAACCTACCGAACCCAGCCGCTTTGGTGACATCGACCTAGCAGAGCGTGAAGCATCCTATGGTAAGTCAGGGTTCGCCATGCAGTTCATGCTGGACCCTAAGCTGTCTGACTTGGACCGCTATCCCCTAAAAATCAATGACCTGATTGTTATGGACCTTGATAACGAGACGGCACCCGAAAAGCTTGTGTGGGCGCAAGTCCCGGAGAACGCTTGGGACAGCACTGTGCCTAACGTCGGTTTCACCGGGGACCGCTTCTTCCGTCCTATGAAGCTTGTAGGTGAACACGTGCCTTATACCGGAAGTGTCCTTGCTGTTGACCCATCAGGCCGTGGTAAAGACGAGACCTCTTGGGCTGTCGTCAAGATGCTTAATGGTTACCTGTATGTTACCGATGCCGGTGGTATGCAAGGAGGATACGACGAAAAGGTTCTTAAGGTCTTAACAATGAAGGCCAAGATGAACAAGGTTAATGTTATTGTGGTGGAAAGTAACTTTGGTGACGGCATGTTTGTGGAGATCATTAAGCCCTATCTCACTAAGATCTACCCTTGCACCATCGAGGAGATCCGACATAACGTCCAAAAGGAAAGGCGAATAGTAGATACCCTGGAACCAGTCCTTAACCAACACAGGCTTGTTATCGACCCTAAGGTCATCAAGAACGACTACGAATCAGCCCAAAAGTATCCTATCGAGACACAGCTAAAATATCAGCTAATGTTCCAACTCTCTCGCCTTACACGAGAAAAAGGGGCGTTAACACATGATGATAGACTTGATGCCCTTTCTATGGGAGTCTCCTACTGGACACAACAGATGGCCCAAGATGCTGACACTAAGATAGGAGAACGCAAGGAAGAAGCCATCCTACAACAACTCAGGGACTTCAAGGACACCTATTACAAGTCCCACAATAACAAAAGCACATATACATCATGGATATAAAGACTGTTAACGACATTATAAAGATGCTTGAGGAATACCGCGATAGTGGCCTTAGGATGGATTCTGAAAGGGTTTTGGATGGACCGGTAGGTGAGCCTAGGAAACAACGCCTCGTGCTCGCTGTGGGGCATTCTAGGGCCAACGACAAGGGAGCCGTGAGTTGGGATGGCACTTACACCGAGTGGGCCTACAATCGAACCCTTGCTCACTTTATCAATCTTTACCTAGATGAGTCTATTGATGTTACCATTATCGACAAATACAAAGGGGACTCCTACACCGAAGCTATGGCTAACCTTAAGCTTGGCGTTGATCCCCTTGGGGCTGACCTTGTGGTCGAACTCCACTTCAACGCCTACAAGTCCCAAGAGGCCAACGGATACGAAGCTCTTTACTGGCACACCTCCAAACACGGCAAACAAGCCGCCGACGCCTTTATCGACTCAATGTCCTCCGCTTTCCCCAACAACCTCAACCGTGGACCCAAAGCCATCAAGGACAACTCCGAAAGAGGCGCACGGTTCCTTAGGATGCTTAAAGCACCTTGCGTTATCCTTGAACCATTCTTCGGAACCAACAAAAAAGAATGGACCATGTTCCAAGAATCATACGGAAAACAACAACTAGGAAAAGCAATAGCCACGTCTATTAACAAGTGTTTTTTAGATTGGGCTAAGTAGTTGAATAACAATCCTTTACAAATAAGACCCATAATAGGGTAAGGGGAAAAATAAGTCTATCTTAGGATTATCCCGAAGGTGGATGGTCTAAGGATTATTTCCTTCCAATAACATCCCTCCTCATTCTCTATCTTAGAATTACCCCGAAGGTGAGCTTATCTAAGGATTATTAATATCATCCTCATCATCCTCCACCTAAGGAGATCTTATAATATCTTAGAATAAGGGAGGCTTAAGGGAGTCTTAGAATAGCTCTAAGAGAGGAGGAGAAGGATACCTATATAGAACCAACCTATCAGTGTTTAATGCAACATAACTCCAACATCCAGCACCAAGAGATACCTGAGGTCTCCCTAGACAACCTAGAGCATGCCTTAGCTTGCTTAAAGGAACACTTCGATGATGTTGTTGTTGCTGTTCATCACAAGGACACCAGGAACATCAAGGTTATCTCATCTAATCCTTATGCTGGCCTCGGGATGATGCCGACTATCCAAACGAAGCTTAGGGGTGCCATAGAACACGCCGAGATGACACAGTTGATCCATGAGGAATCCTATGAGATCGAGGAGGATGATAGGCTGTAGGTTTTTGTTATAAAAATGTGAAGGGGTATAGTTAGCGCGGCGACGGCGAAAATCCCCCCAAGTCCCCTCGAAAACGTCACAATAAGCGGTAATCGCACACAAAACAAGAGAGGGGGGTGTCTAAAGCTAGATGGTGAAGCGATAACGGAGAACATATGGAATGTTTTTGATCTTGCTT